CTTATTTATGACACACACATATGTCTAAAATATTACACGTTTGCCATCACAAAATTGTGTCAATTTTGTATCCTTTCGAGGACCTAGCTGTGGTGCCCAACACTAACTATCTAATTAACTTTAAACAACATGAATCTACGCAATGATTTAGACAGGCTTGAACTTTCATCTGATGCTGTCTCAAGGATTTCCCTAATTCTAGACAAAGTGGTTACAGGTCAGGATGAAGTTTTGGTCAGCCCTTTAGCTAACGAACGTAATCCGGAAGATATCTTGAAAGGGTGGGACGATATCTTCAATCATAATTTGTCGAAAATGAATAAAGTTTTGATAGATTTAGAAGTTAGTAATCGATCTAAATACGGTCCTAGGTCCATAGCAATACCTTGGGAAGATCGTCGTGAATCTTTAACCAATTATTTTGGTAATAGTCAACTCGGCCTAGATTTAGCTGGAGGTGAGATAAAACTACACGGTAATAATAGATTAAGATCGTTAAATTTACATAACGCCATACCCTATTTGAAGAACTCATCTAATACGGGTCTACCATTCATGAATAAGAAAGGTAACATAAAAGAGGCTCTAAATAGTCCTCAACTTATGAGCTACCTCCTTGAGAGACGAGATCCCTGCGTTCTATTCACTCGTACGCAAGAGGGCAATAAAACACGTAACGTTTGGGGTTATCCTGTAGCAGATACTGTTCTCGAAATGTGTTTTTATAGACCACTACTCGAATTTCAGAAAAGGAGAGCGTGGCGTTCAGCTTTATTAACTCCCCAAGATGTAGACGAATCAATTACCTACATCATTGACCTCGCTCAAAGGCTTAATGAGAGTCTCCTATCAATAGATTTCTCATCTTTCGATGCAACAGTACAGTATGGCCTACAATTTGCTGCTTTTGATTATATGAAAGGTCTTTTCCAATCAAGTGAATGGCCGATCATTGATCAATTATTTCTTAGATTTAACACTATAGGCGTACTCACACCAGATGGAATAATGTCTGGACCACACGGTGTTCCATCAGGATCCACTTTTACCAATGAAGTTGATTCTATAGCTCAGTATTTGGTGGCCTCAAAATCAGGCATAATAACGCACCCAAACGAAGAATTTTGCCAAATTCAGGGGGATGATGGTGCTTATGTCTTGAAGGACCCTGACGCACTAATGGAGAATTTTGTCAGCTATGGTCTAAAGGTTAATACTAGCAAATCCTATGTAGCTGATAACTACATAATTTATCTTCAGTCCTTGTTCCATACAGATTATAGGAATAATAATGGATTAATTGGTGGTATATATCCTTGCTACAGAGCTTTAGCTAGGATTATATATCTTGAGAGGTTTAATGACTTTAGTAAGGATGAAATCTCCGGACAGGATTATTTTGCTATACGGACTCTCACTATCTTAGAGAATTGTAAGAATCATCCTTTATTTAAAGAGCTTGTCAAATATGTTTACGATCTAGACAAGTATAAATTAAAATATAGCGACCTAGGTTTACGAAATTACATTCAAGCAATTAGTAGACAAGAAGGTAAAGACATAACTTTTAGGAATTGGTCGTATGGAGAAAATTTATCTGGTATCAACAGTTTTGAATCCGTTAAACTAATCAAAGAGTTTGTATAATAGATTCGGGTGAGTCCTTAGGAC